CTTGAAACTATTTTGGGCGTCTACGAAGGTACATCACTTGCTCGTCAGGAGCTCTATGGAGAGATGCTTGACAATATGGAAGGAGCGATGTGGAATGAAGAATTGGTTGAGGCAGCTAGACACACTAATTACCCTGCGTCTACTCCGTTACGTGTTATCGGCGTCGACCCTTCAGTTGCTGAGAATCCCCGCGACGAGTGCGGTATTGTTGTCTGCGCATCGTCTGCAGAAGGAGACCTCTATAAGCGCCATGCTTGGGTTCTTGAAGACGCTTCAATTCATGGTTCCCCAGACACCTGGGCCCGTAAAGTTGTGGAAATGGCTCGCAAATGGGGTTGTCCCGTTGTTGCCGAAGTTAATCAAGGTGGCGCACTCGTACGAAACGCAATTAACTCTATTGACCCCAGCGTCAAAGTCCTCGAGGTCCACTCAAAGTACGGAAAGCAGTTAAGAGCAGAGCCAATTCTTCTTGCATACGAGCAAGGACGAGTTCACCACGTTAACTACCTCCCAGAACTAGAATCTCAGATGTACTCTTGGATCCCAGGAGAGGGTAAATCCCCTGATCGGGTAGATGCAATGGTTCACGCCATGACCGCGCTCCTAATTAAGCCCCCTCCGGGCTTTTCTGGTGGTAAATTACGTGCAAAAAGCCTCGCGGATCGCAAAATGGGCGTCAGCAGGCCAAATACTGGCAACGTTGGCCGCGTTTTTAAGGTCAGGTAATGACAAAAATCATTTTAGACAGGTTCCCGTGCCATCTAGTTGCTATTGCTGCGGGTGAGTTAGACGACATACTGAAGCTAAGAAGCTACGAGCCTACACCTGGTGCTAAATATTTAGAGATAACTAGGGTAATATTAACAGAAACAGAAATAGTAGTAGCAAAAGATGGAAATTCTGGCCCTATTATTGTCTTCCAGGAGGCTTACGATCAGGCCTCACTGTCAGAAAAGCCAACCGAGGACACAAGAGTTGTTACATCTAGCGGAAAGATGCTAGCATTTAAGAAAGATACAGGCTGCGGATGCGGTTCTCGCCTTCGTGGCTGGAATCCATATAAAACCTTAGGATCGAGTAGAGATTAACATGGAACTTACCGCACTAAATTTTGTAATTGTTGCCCTTGCGGCCTTTCGGGCAACGCATATGATTACCACTGATGTCATTGCAGAAGGTTTTCGAAATAAAATCTGGTCGAAGTTCCCGCCGAGCACTAAACTTGGATACTTAATCACATGTAACTGGTGTACGGGTTTCTGGATGTCAGGAATCTTTGTATTTGGAGCAATTATTTTACCCCAAATCACAATTGTGGTATCATTAGTCTTGGCTATCTCCGCCTTGATTGGACTTATCTCCGCTTGGACCGAGCGCTAAACAGACAGGGAGCCCATCTTGGGTATTTTTAAGAAAGAACCAGCAGGAACACGGAACGAAAGCCCGAAGATACGTGCGGCCTCTCCAAGGAACACTACACGCGTTGCGCCCGGAGTTTCCGTAGACTCTTTTGGAATTGTTTACGCTGAGCCACAAGTTTTTAACGCCCCACGTGCAATGACCGCTGCCGCTGCTCAGGTAAAACTAGACGACAAGACCGAAGCTCAATATTTTAAAGCTCGCAGAGACTCCTCAGCCTCTTCGTGGCAATCAGAAGCCTGGGAGTACTACGATGCAATCGGTGAAATCAAATATGCATTCAACCTAGTTGCGTCCGTTGTTTCAAGAATTCGTCTTTACCCCGCTGCTGTCAGCAATCCAAGCGAAACACCTTCACCGATTGATTTTGTAGAGAGTGTAGACCCGCGTTTAGCTGCTGCAGCAACTCGCGTGCTCGACCGCCTAAGCTCTGCCTACGGTGGACAGCCTGGACTTCTAAAGGACGCCGCTCTAAACTTGCAAGTTACTGGAGAATGCTATCTGGTTCAAATTCCGGAACGAAAAGGCTCCGGCCTTCCGGAGACATGGGACATTCGTTCCACAGACGAACTTCAGGTTGACTCTAGAGGGAACTACATAATTAACCCCCGTCGCGATGTTGGTGGTGGTGGCGCTTCTGTGATGGCTCAGGGCAATAATGACACAATTCAACTACCTACATCTGCATACGTAGGGAGAATATGGCGAGCTCACCCTCGTTACACGCAGGATTCCGACTCTTCACTACGCAGTCTATTAGACCTTTGCGCAGAATTGCTTTTGTTGAACAGGACTTTCCGTGCGACTGCACGTTCACGCCTAAACGCTGGCGCTCTCTACTTGCCAGACGGCCTTTCGGTCGCTGCATCACCTGACCCCGACTACCCATATGACGAAGATGGAGATTTCAACGAGCAGTTTAACCCAGAAGAGGCCGCAGACGACTTCGAAGATCAACTAATCGATGCAATGACCACCCCGATTAAGGACGAAGACTCCGCGTCTGCTGTCGTTCCTTTGATCATCCGTGGCCCAGCAGAGCTTGGCGACAAGATCCATCAGTTTAAGTTCGAACGTTCGTTCGACCCAGCACTAGCTGAGCGCTCCGATCGTGTACTAGAGCGCATCATGCAGGGCCTAGACGTCCCCAAAGACATCGTGACGGGACTTGCCAACGTTAAATACTCTAACGCTCTACAAATCGATGAGAGCCTATATAAGGCTCACATAGAGCCTCTGATGCTACTAATCGTTGACGCACTAACTGTTATGTACCTGCGTCCATACCTAATTGCCAATGGATATTCCGAAGCAGAAGTTAAAAATGTCTGCATTTGGTACGACCCTAGTCTTGTAGCGACCAGGAATGACCGCGCTACAGATGCAGACTCTGGATTCGAAAAGATGGCGATATCTTACGACACATGGCGTCGTGCTCACGGCTTCTCTGAGTCCGATGCGCCAGACCCTAAGGAACTTGCACTTCGCCTAGTAATACAAAAAGGCCAAGTAACACCCGAGCTTACAGAGGCAATGCTTCAAGCTGTTGCTCCTGAACTTATGGCAGGTATTCGAAACAAGGCCATGGAAGAAAGCGGAGCCGAGATTCCTCCAGAGATTGACCGGCTTCTCACTGGCGTGCCAGCTGAAGACGCAGGAGCTGCAGAGGCTCCTACCGAAGATACAACAGAAGAAGTCCCACCACTAGCAGAACCAGAGGCTTAATATGCATATCGACCAAAAAACGGAATTAGTATCAAAGTTAGCGCTTCTGCTAGCTGATACTGTGACTGCCAAGTTTATTTTTCATGGCTACCACTGGAACGTCTTAGGCCCAGACTTTGGTGAGTATCACAAGTTCTTCAAAACTCTTTATAAGGATGTGGACAGTTCGATCGACCCGCTGGGCGAGAATATCCTTAAGGCTGGATTCCCTGCTCCTTACTTTTTGACAGATTATGCAGAGATGTCCCTCATCAAAGAAGAGCGTCTAGACGGATCTTCTCCTACATTCATGCTTCAGTCGGCTAAAAGAGTAAATGACCAGATAATGCACTCGCTGTTTGGAGCATTTGAAGAAGCAGAAAAATGCAATGAGCAAGGATTGCTGGATTTCCTTGCAGCACGTATTGACATGCACAAGATGTGGAACTGGCAAATCAACGCATTCCTAGGAGTCCGCTAAATGTCCGAGTATATAAACAAAGTAGTGAACGCTTCAGGCGAGTACGCAGCGCCGGTAGATAAGATAGAAGAAGAAGAAACAGAAGAGAAAAAAGAAGCTCCCGAAGGTTATCACTACATGCCAGACGGCGAGCTAATGAAGGATTCAGCTCACGAAGCCGCAGCTTTAGAGAAAGAATCTGATGATCCTTGCTGGAAGGGCTACGTCCAAGTAGGCATGAAAAAGAAGAACGGCAAAAAAGTACCAAATTGCGTCCCTTCTGCGGCATCCATAGATGAGATAGTTGCAAGTGTTAATAGTGAGTTTGGGCACTCCAGGCGAGTTCGCGAAGAAGATGCCTATCAAGTGGCTAGAAAAGCCTGCGACAAATATAGCTACCTCGGAGACACCGAAGAACTTGAGTTAGCGATTCTGTGGGAAGTATTCACATACGTAGAGTATGCAACCGAAGGCGTTTCTGAGGATCTTGAAGATTTATCAGAATATTCTATTCTTCTACCAGCCGGACATCCGGGAAGAGAATCTTCAATTGCGGACTCCCTCGAGTGGGTCTATGGTGCCCCTGACTTGGATGACTTTGCCAAAGAAGCACTTCTTTCTGCTTTTGATATAGGCTCCGGCGGCATAGAGGTATTGCATGCGACCACTAGGCTAGAGGTTTTAATGGCTAGTGGAGGTCTTTCCGAAGTCACCGTCTCTCATTTAGAAGCTTTAAAAAAGAAGCATACTAAAGACAGCTAGTTTTTATTGAGGTAAAATTTTAAGTAGTCTTCTACTATATAAAGGATCAACTCTATGCCTAATCTCTTCGACGCCATAATCGCAGTTGGTGGCAACTCTTCTGCAGCAAAGAGTGCAAGAGCTAGGCTTCAGCCCCGTGATAAAAACGGCCGCTGGGTACTAACTGGTGCAGGCATGTTTGCAAGTGTATCCCTACCTAACGGTAAAACCATTAAGGTTACTGGTAAGGCTATCGGCGGTACTGCAGTTAACAAGGGTGAGAAGAATAATATCCGCATGCTAGTCGGAGAAGGCTTCGCTAGCTCAGGAATCCCAGAGAGCACAGTACTTGAAGTAGCCTCCAAAAACGGTGAGCTAGAATCCAAGATTCAGCTAGATCGTGATTTCTTGAAGAGCAAGGGTATTGACCCAGATCTCAAGCATACTCTTCCTGCGTCAATAGCTGATCAGCCACAAAAACTAGAGGACATGAATGCTCAGCCGGGCGATGAGCTAGATATTGAACTAGCCACTAACGGACTAACCGACGAAGAGGACAAGGACTTCCGCGCAATACGTGAGAAAGAGCCTCTAGCAAAACTTCCACCAGCACTTGCAGAGCAAGCTGTTGAAGGCGAAGACGTTAACAAACTTGTTGAAGACGGACCTGAGGGTGAGGCTATTGTTGATGCATACACCCCCTCTTCGGCCGAAGAACCAAGCTCCACTAAAGCCGCAGACGATGCAGTTGCAAATATCATGGATGAAGTCAGCCTACATGGCGATACTGAAGTAAAATTAGACAACTTAGTAGAGTCCCTTAGCCCTGAAAGCAGCGTAAAACCGACAACTCCCATGAACTTAAATGTCGGAGATGTAGTTCGCTCGAGGGCAGGTAGAGATTCTGTTGTCCTGGATATAAGATTGGACCCCAGTAGCGGCGGTAGATCATTCATGAGACTACAGAATGAGGATGGCATCGTAGCAGAGTTTCCTCTAGATCTTACTAGGCAACTTAACGTTGTGCAGGGCAGAAAGGCTACTATCGCTCGGCCTACTGAGCCTACTGAGCCTACTGAGCCTACTGGGCCTACTATCGCTCGGCCTACTGGGCCTACTATCGCTCGGCCTACTGAGCCTACTGAGCCTACTGAGCCTACTGAGCCTACTGAGCCTACTGAGCCTACTGAGCCTACTGAGCCAGCCAAGCCCTCCAAGCCAGCCAAGCCAGCCAAGCCTACCCCCGAGGGTGTAGACACTCCTGAGGGAGAGGCAGTCACACAGACTAGCGATGGATCACCTCCTGTGAACTTCCCTCCACCCGGCAGAATGGACGACGGTAGCAACTTTAACTTGCCAGTACTGTCCAAAGAAGAGCTAGAGAGGGAAAGAGCCAGAAAGCTCACCCCTGTGATGGGCCCTGACGGCACGCCTGTCGGCTACGTAGATGAGCACAATAGGATTCTTTCCGCCGATGACCCGTTTGCAATGATGGATGCTTTAGCTAAAATATACCCGGACGCTAAGTTTACTGAAGAGGGTGCTCTAGTTCTTCACAGGCAAGAAGACAAAGACGGCAAAATATTTGAACTACGGGCAAACAACTCTGGTAAAAAGGCTATTGTGTACACTATGCGCTGGACTGACCCAGAAACTGGAGAATTCAAAGAGTACCAGCACAAAGATGATCGTCACTCCATTGCGCCACTTCTGAGCAAAGCTAACGGCCCTCAGGGGCTACTTGATAGACTGATGGGCAGGGTCGATAATGATGGTTTTGATTGGGCAAACGTAAAGTTTGGTAGAGGCGGCAAGGGGAATGCATGGGGCCCGAATGACAGCTTATCTAGTCGTCTTAAGTGGCTTATGTCTGGAACAGGCGACCGAAAAAAGATGGAAGAAATCGGTGATAACGCCGTACGACTTGCCGATGGTAGGAATGTAACCTACCACGCAGGTACGAAGATTGTTAAAAACAGCGAGCTCCCTAGCCTATGGAATACCTATGATGAGTTCATGAGCTCAGGAACGTCAAGACGCGACAGAGATGTAGCTCTTAAAGAAGATATGTATGACATTCTGTATTCTATATTTGGAAGTACACCTCTCGGTGAGAAGGCGCATGCAGACGCAAGAAAGGCTATTAGAGCCGAGTTCAGACGAAGAAACCCTAATGCGAGCCAGAGAAGTACCCAGAGCTTCGACTACTATGTATCCGCCGCATCAGAGCGTATGCGGGGGATCTACAGGAACCCGGACTCTAATACTAGATCAATTAGGTACGCCTCAAAGGATATGACGAAGTCTATCGAGAAGGGTATGACCGTTGAGTATACAAACAACGTAGGCGAAACATCTATCCTTAAAGTTTCTGGTTTAGTGCAAAACGTTAACGCCACTCCCGGAGACAAAGCATCTTACGATTATGGGGACTACGTATTGGTAGTAGATGCGAACGGCAATACGAGGGAGATAAACGCGCTAAAACTCAGGCAGACGAGAGATCAAGACACTCCTCTAACAGATTACACTGCTAACCTACAGGGCCAAGCACTAGCAGAAGCCAGGAGAGACCCCGATTCAGAGCCGATCCCTGCACCTAGGCAGCGAGCGAAGCCTGTTGGTACTGATACTGTTATCTCTGCTCAGCCCTCTCCTCCTATGCTTATAGATGATGTTGTTCAAGGAGATATGCTGCACAATAAAGAAGGAAGGCCTCTTGGTATCGTAAAGACGGCTCCTCGACCTGTTACAAGCAGAGATGGCTCTCCAGCACTGGCATTCTTGTATACAGGAGCAGACGGAGTCGAAGGTTCGGCGGTCTACAAGCTTGGTACGGAGGTAACACCAAAAAAAGCCTAGGCCCTGACCAGGGGCTAGCTCTACTCAGAGAAGTACCTAGCGCTCCTGACTCTGATGAGGGCTACGATTTACCGGCTGACTTCTGGGACGACGTCTCGGAGGAGATTCAATCTCCTGCCAGTGTGATCCCGGAGCTTCTTGACAGCAGCGATCTAGTAAAAGCCCTTCCCGAGATGAAAAATCTAGCCAACTACGGGGGTACTACACTAGAAGCGAACTTACAGTTAGCTGTAGCCAGAGCAAATATTTTTAGAAACAAAATCCGTGAAGTAAAGTCACTTATAGGTAATAACGCCGATGTTCTTGGCCCTAACTGGCAGCTAGAAACTGCTAGTGCAAGGGGTGTGTTTGGCGCTACTGTAAATACTCAAGACTTAGCTCTCCTGATTACCAGGCCTTCAGTCGATGAATTTAAACGTTCGGCGTCCTATCGTCCTTTAGGCGGGAGCGCTGAAGACTTTGCCTACTTCCTAGAATTTCTAAGAGCTGACAGGCCGAACGACGGCGTGGCTCAGACAGTAGACAGGCTCTTTGCATCCGGAGTTAAGTTCAAACCAGTCATAGGCGCGTCTAGTCCAGTTGGACTAGTACAAATTCCATACGAAATAAAGAGAGACAGTGAGGGCAAGCCTATCAGCGCTGCCCCTTCTGTAGACACTAAGGAATACAAAGAAGCTTTAACTACGCTCTCTGAGTTTTCACTTAACAACACTTCTGCGATGAACTTTGACCCTCGCTCAGTTATCCTAAGGATCAGTGGGACCCAGGCCAACTTCGAGGAGGCGTACTCTGACATCTCTCCTAATACTAGGGACCTAACCAGGGCTCAGGGAGTAAACTTCGTTACTAGGGCAGATGGGTCAGAGATTGGGGTGTCGGAGATATCTTCTCCCCTGCTCCGTAGCTCAAAATCCGTAATACTAATAAACCATGAATTCGCTTCTAGCTTAGAAGGAGAATTTGGAGGAGATACCTCTATAACAGAGACTGTATTACACGAGTACGGCCACAGTCTGCACAGAAGTATCGACCCACTATGGGGCGATGAGAGGGGCGGTGAGCTAGATGCTCGCTATTCCGATGTTCGCGATCAAGAAGTGTCTAGCTACGGACAAAATAACGATCAGGAACATTTTGCAGAAGCGTACGCTAAGTACCTGTATACGGGTGAAGCAACAGACGAATACAAGAAATTTCTTAAAGATACTCTCGGCATTTATAAGTTTGATCTAAACGCTGCATTCCCGAAATACCTTAGAGGAAATAATTTTAGGGACGATTTTATCTCGTACTTACAAAACAATACCGATCTCAAGGGGTACTCCATCGATTGGTCAAGTTCCAGTAGCGTCGGATCTGTTCCAGACTCTGTTTTAATGGACAGAGCTCAGAGAGCAGTGACTAGGGGGGAAGGTCTGTCTAGAGAAACGGTAAGCCTTAGCGGTAGTCTAATAGCACCTAATGGCTCGTCTGCGGGAACGATTTCTAGGACTTTGACTAGAGGATCAGATGGCACCTTAAGCGTATACCACGACCTGTTCAAACTAAAGTCTTCTCATCAAGGCAAGGGGTTAGGCCAAAATGTTATCGAGGGCAGCTTTGCCTATTATAGGAGCATTGGCGTAGATAAAGTATCAGTCACCGCAGCATTAGATAACGGGCCGTACATGTGGGCCCTTATGGATTTCGATTTCTCGTCCGAAGAACAGCGCAGTAAGCGTCATATTTACACTCAGAACACTGCCGCTGCCTTGAAGGCATATGAAGGCAATCAGGATGCCTATTCGAATATGACTCCAACTGAAATAGCAGCAGACATAATGCCACAAATAAGCGTAGTACCAACAAATAGCGGCGTTAATTATGGCCCTGGGAGCATCAGACGATTGATAGAATCACTTAGAGAAAACGGCTGGGTAGTAGATAATAACTTCATAAACGAGTTAACCTCTATTGCTGAATTGCCTGTTTCGGATGTGACACCTAAAATGATTGCTACTATAGGAAGAAACAATAAGCGTACTCAGACTAAGAATTCTTCTTCTCTCGGTAGGTTTATTATGATGACCGTAGGTTCTTGGAGAGGTGAAAGGAGGCCATAATGGACTACTCAGCGGAGTATCGAGAGCTATTAAAAAGCTTTACTAGCGAACGAAATCTAGATTACGATCTCGATGAATGGCCCGAGGACGCCCAACGGGCTTTTGGAGAGCTAGACGAATCATTAATGTTTAAGTACCTGGACTTTCTAAAATCCAGGGGTGCAGAGACCGAAAGTGATGATTTTTATATGATTGATGTGACTGTCGATACAGAAGATGGTCCCGACTATTCAACCATAGACGTCAGAACTCTATCATTAGAGAAGCTTTCAAAGCTTTGCTCTGTGTTTCCACAGTATAATAAATACTACTTTAATAAAGTAGCAGAGTCACTATAAAATTTAGTGTGCTAAAATTGTAGCTAGATCCAGTCTAGCGAGCGAAGAATAGGATCGGACATATGGCCGAAGAGCAAGAGTACGATATCTCTCCTGAACCTACTATTTATTTTTACGTAAATAAAGAGACAGAGTCGGTAGAGTATATTTCCATGTATACCATTTTTGGTATTACCGTTAGACCTGAGGGAGAAAAGTGGAGGTCTGGGTCAAGAGATGACCTAGAAAAGTACTATTCCTCTAGCTACGAGATTTGGTCATACGAATGGGATAACTCAGACGACACTCCTGGCAGCGGCGCTCCCCTTGATCCAGATGATGAAGACGGATGGGAGATTGACCTCATCCAAGATTGGGCAAAGGGGTCAACACTCAGTAGGGCTGACATAGAAAAGGTCTGCAGAATGGTGAGCTCGGGAGACTATGTAACTAAAGAAGAAGCCGAAAGCTTCCCTGGAGAATGACCTTGTCTAAAAATCGCATGTATACCATCCCTGGCGGCGTCCAGAATGAAGCTAAAAAAGCTCTAAACTGGCGCAAGGAAACCAAGAGGGGTGGCACCCCCGTAGGGATTAGCAGTGCTCGCACGCTTGCAAAAGGCGGCCAAATTGGCCTCGAGAAGATTCGCCACATCGCTAAGTATTTCCCTCGTCACGAAGTTGACAAAAAAGCAAAAGGCTATGAGCGCGGAGAAGATGGCTTCCCGTCTAACGGTCGTATTGCTTGGGCACTTTGGGGTGGGGACGCCGGACAGAGATGGGCTTCTGCAATTGTAGAGCGTGAAAACAAGAAAGCAATTGCTGCGGGCGGCTATGGCTTTGTGGACGGTCCAACAGGTTTTGAGAACACGCCACATTATGAGCCAGATCTAAAGGCTTTCAAACAAGCCCACGAATTAGATCTTTTTCTCGGGCCAGAGTTTATGGCTCGTGTTCGTCTAGACAACTCCGCCATTGACCGTCTGTATAAAATTGACGTTGACGGCATGGTATCCGTCTGGGACGATTGCGGCTGGGACGACATGGGCCACGTAGATGGAGATGTCTACTCATACGACAGAGCGCTAGATGTTGATATCGAAATCTCCGCGTTTGACCATGTACTTATTGATCCTTCAGCCGCAGTTATTATCTCTGCGTTTCTACAAGCTCGCCCTAACCAGCCAGTTACGCTGAACGAGATAGACCCAGAAGAGACCAGGCTTGTAGCAGATGGTCTTATGGAAGAAGATTTTGGAATGATCGACAGGGTTATGACTGCCGCTGGCGAGTCCCCTACCGACACCGATGGTGACTACACCCCCGAAGAGCGCTCAAATCTTGCAAAAACCCAGCCTAGAGATGCAAGTGGACTATTCGTAAAAGTGGGCTCCCGTACTATCGTTGCCGGAGATAAAGAACGTGGCTCTGGAAAGATTACCAGTATTGACTACAAGGCTGGAAAAGTTAACGTTCTACTTGACAGCGGTAAAAGCATAGCTGTAGATCCTAAATTTACTCAAGGCGAAGAGAGTTACGACGGACCGTCAATGGTCCCTACCAGTACGCCTACTATTGACTTCAAAGGTATTATAGGGGAGCCTAGAACTCCTCGAAATTCTAAAATTGCACAATTGCCTGGAACGCTTCCTCAGATGACTGATAGCGACTTAGGGTTGCTTATTCGTGACTTCCCAGCTTATGTAGCCAAGATGAGAGCGTCCTATAAGACATATGATGACAGTCCTAAGGGCTTAAAGGCGTATGACAAGAAACTTGTAAAAGAACGCCACGGAATTAATGCCGCGGCAGCTAAAGAAGACGACTCTATCAATGAGCCTTCTGATTCCGATGTCCCTGCTAAGTACCTAGCTATCGTCTCCCCTGAGGATAAAGGTGCAGTTATGGATGTGGTTGCCATTGTTCCGGCGTCCAAGACGTCCACCGAGCCATCCATATATGAGCGTCGAGAAGGTAAGTGGCAGAAGAACGATCAAATACTGCTCGACCTAAAGTCTGCAACACCTCCTCCAGTTGTTGAACTAGACGACTCAGAAGTTCTAAATGATGTTCTCAAGCAGGCAGATGAAGCTACTGGCGTTCAGGCTTCTGCGTACGAGTTCTCCATTTTCTGGGAAAGGGTAGTAGAGCCGTTGCTTGCAGCTGGCGGTGCTGACCGTAACCGTGGCAATGCAGATGCACTTCGTCGCTACTGGACTAAGGGCAAGGGCGCAGCGAAGATCCGTTGGAACACTCCCGGCGACTGGACTCGATGTGTTCGCCAACTCTCTAAATACATGGGCCCCCGCGCGAAGGGCTACTGCCAGCTTCGCCACAAGGAAGTAACTGGTGTCTACACTGGAAGCGAGAAAAATGTTGGAAAGAAGAAAGGCTTAAAAGCTTCTACTTCGCTATTTGCAACTGAGCAAGAACTTGATTCAGCAGTCTTTGAAAAGTCCCGTCTATCAGCGATAGCAGCAGACGCCCGTGAAAAAGTTGGACTACTTGCCGGTGCTTCAGCGACTAAGCCTGGAGCTACTTTCTTTGTCCCAATGATAGTTCCAGAGGGAGCAGAGTCTGGTGACGGACGTAAGTTTGAGAAGGGGGCTATCAGCGTTAGAGATCTCCCTGTGCCTCTTTTGTGGCAGATTAAGACTGGGTCCGGGCATGACGGCTCAGTTGTTGTTGGTCGAATTGATTACATTGAGAGAATTGAAGGCGGCATGGGAAATGCTACCGGCGTATTTGACTCAGGACCATATGGTCGTGAAGCAGAACGCTTAGTTCGTTACGGTTTCTTGCGCGGTGTTTCGGTTGATTTGGACCAGTTTGAAGCAAGGGAAGATAAAAAGTCAAAGGTAGAAAACTCAGAAGACAGCGAAATTATGAGTAAGGATAAACTTACTATAAATAAAGCAAGAATAATGGCTGCTACAATTGTAGCTAAGCCCGCATTCCAGGAATGCACTATTTCATTGCAAAACCAAGGGGATGAAGAGGACTATATGCCCGAGAAAGACGGCGTCTACGAAGAGTGCATTGATGGTCTTTGCGACCTCGAGCCAATTATGGCTTCCGGGTACCTAGAATCTGAGATCCCAATGGCCCCGCCTACTTCTTGGTTCAAGGACCAGAAGCTGGATAGGCCTACTCCCTTAACAGTAGACAAAGACGGCCGTATCTATGGTCACATTGCCGCATGGCACGTTAGCCACATTGGACTACCACGTTCAACAAAGCCTCCTCGCTCTCGTAGTAAGTACGCATACTTCAACACTGGAGTAGTGCGGACTGAAGATGGTACTGACGCGACAGTCGGTCAACTTACTCTTGCTGGTGGGCACGCTCCACTAAATGCTAGTGCTGCCGATGCAGCAAAGCACTATGATGATACTGCTTCTGCTATTGCAGACGTTCACGCTGGCGAAGATCAGTACGGTATTTGGGTAGCTGGGTCTTTGCGTCCAACCGCAGACGAGATGCAGGTTCGTGCACTCCGTGCTTCTGCTCCATCTGGAGACTGGCGTCCAATTAATGGTTCCTTAGAACTGGTTGCTGTTTGCCAAGTTAACGTTCCTGGATTCCCCACTGCTCGTGCAATGATTGCATCGGGTAAGATTTTGGCACTAGTTGCTGCTGGAGCTAGTCACATGGCTGCCCTCAAGAGTCAAGCCGTTCAAGCTCTCGCCTACAGAGCAGGCACCTTAGGTCAGCTCGCCGCTACTGCTCCAGACCTAAAGATCCGTGTCAGGGAAGCAAAGAAGTCTCTTCGCGCAGCAAACCTTCAAGCACTCACTGCTGGTGCAGCTAACATGCGTGAGAGCGCCCTGACCGCGGCCGCTGTCGCAGAGCTAGCCAAAATCTCGGACGACGAGAGAATGGAACTCGCTAAGAAGGGCCACGCAATGGAAGACGGCGCGTACCCGATCCGTGATGAGTCTGACTTGCGCAATGCTATCCAAGCGTATGGACGAGCAAAGGCTTCTGAGAGACGAGCTGTCCGTAGACACATCACCAAACGTGCACGAGCACTTAAGAAGTATGACCTTATCCCTCAACAGTGGAAAAACGTAAGCTCCATGGAGGCGGCCGAAAAAGTAGCGTCCATGCGTGCAAGCATTACAGCCTTTTCCTACTCGGAATTTGCTGAGGGGGATGAAGACGAAATCTCTGAAACTGAGCTAAAGAAGCTAAAAGACGCAAAGTCTGAAGCCGACAAGCAAACCGAAGAAGAGATTGAAGCAGCTAAGGACGTCAAGTCTGGTAAAATAGACCCCAACGGTCTAGACGAGGATGGCAAGCCTAAATACATCTCCGGTGTAAACCAGCCACGCGACGCAAAGGGTAAGTACCGAACGGTTCTGGCTCGCCTAAAACAGAACTTAGGTGTTGCAGGTCTGGCAAAAGCATTGAAAAAAGCTGAAGATGCCGAGAACCTAGACTTTGCTGGTAACTATCAGGCTTCTGCGGACGCAAGCGGTGAGCTGCTTGGTATGATCGACCGTATTGACTCTAAGGCGCTTAACCCGGAGGCTTTAGAAAATGTTCGTGCAACTGCCGGAGAGTTGGGGACAGTTATTGCTAACTTACCTCTACCCTTTGGCCAGGATGCAGAAAAATTAAGATTTAGCGATCTACCGTCTGGGCTCAAGGACCTCATCGGTCAGATGATTACTCGTGTCGAGGCAAAAATCGGTAAAAAGGATGCGGATATTGCTACGCAAGATCTAAGATCCTACATGTCGGGTGCAGATTTGTACTCTCAGGGTGAAGTTCAATCTGAGATGAGCACGCTGCTCCGACTCCTTACCTAAAAAGTAGGGTAAAATTATCCCTAGGTGAAGCGCCTCGCGTTTATTCGATGAGTCCCTAAACCTTGACTGTAATCAAGGATGCTAGACATCCAACAATAACTGGCCTAGGAGGTACAGTGTACGACCAAATTAAAACTCAGTTAGATGCAATATCTGAGCTAGGCGACGATCAAGTCGCGGAGCTTCAGGCAGACATCATCTCACAGTTTGAAATGGTTGAGGGTGAAGACCCGACTCCTGATTCAGTTGATGCTATGACGTTACTAGCTGACTCCCTAGATATGGTGCGTGGCGAATTATCTCGCCGTGAAGCGCAGACTGCAGAACTTGCAGCTAGAGCGGCTGACGCTGCTTCCCGTGTTAAGGATGAAGTAGAAGACGTTGGAGAGGAAATGGCTATGGCCGAAGAAGACGCACCTATGGACGAGACCCCAGAAGAGGAAACTCCTGCTGTGGAAGAGACCAAAGAGGTAGAGGCAGAAGAAATGCCAACTGAAGAAGAAGAAGAGATGGAAGAAGAGGAAATGTCGATTAAGGCATCCGCTTCTGACGAGCTCGCTTCTGAAGAAGTTGCTGTTGACGCTGTTGTCGAGGTTACCGAAGCTGCAGAGCTTTCTGCAGAAGAAGTAACCGAAGAGGTCGAAACTCCAGCTGCCGAAGCTGAACTCGCTGCCGAAGAGGTAGTAGAAGTCGCTGACGCGGAGGAGACTGTAGCTGAGGCTCCAGTCGAGACCGAGGCTGCTACTGAAGAAATCACCGAAGTTGGAACCGAAGTTGCTGCAGAGCTTTCTGCAGTTGACGAGGCTTCAACCGAAGAGGTTACTGAAGTACTCGAGGACGCCACAATTCAAGCATCAACCGATCAGGTAGACGGTTCTGAACTATCAACCACAACTGAAGAAGCCACTGAGCTCTCTTCAGACGAGAATATTGAAACATCAACAGCTCTTGTAGAAGAGCAGAAGGAGCAAGCAGTGACTGCTGCAGCTGAACAGCCTTTCGAGGCCCCAGCCGACCGTCAACCTGTAGTTCAGGTAACTGAAGCCCCAGTAGCAATTACTGCTGGCGCTGACATCCCTGGATACACCGCGGGAAGCAACATTAAAGACATGTCTGAGGTTTCTCAGGCCATGGAGAAGAGACTTCATACTCTTCGCCGTGTAAACGGTGGCGATGGAGAGCAGCACATTGTTGCGTCTTTCTCGACACAGTACCCAGAGTCACGCTTCCTAGGAAGCGACGCTGAGTCAAACGCAGCTAAGATCAGCGGTGTTGTAGGTCAAGAAGCACTTGTTGCTTCTGGTGGACACGCTGCTCCAGTTGAGACCAAGTATGACATCTTCGGTATCGGCTCAACCACAGCACGTCCAGTTCGCGATGCATTGCCTCGCTTCCAGGCCGACCGTGGCGGAGTTCGCTTCGTAACTGCCCCTAGTTTCGCTGGTGGTGACTATGCCGATGCTGTTGGTGTTTGGACTGCTTCTAACGATGCAGCTGAAAGCCCAAGCCCGTCCGCAAAAACTAGCCTAACCGTTTCTGCTGCTGCAGAAAACACGGCTGTAACTGACGCTGTAACACTACAGCTACAGTTCGGTAACCTCATGACACGTGCGTACCCAGAACTAATTGCTCGACACAATGAGCTAGGTCTAGTACAGCACGCACGCGAGGCAGAGCAGAGCCTAATTGCTAAGATCGAAGCAGCTTCAACTGCAGTTAGTTCTGGAACCCTTCTGGGCTTCGGTCGTGACTTCTTGGTAACAGTACGTAAGGCAGCTGTTGCTTACCGTTCACGTCACCGCATCTCGCAGGGAACAGTCCTAAAGGCTATTGTCCCTGAGTGGGTAATGGACGCCATGGCTTCTGACCTTGCTATTGCAATGCCAGGCGATGGAACCCTAGGTGTCGGCCAGTCCGAGATCGCCGGGTACCTAGCCGGATCTAACGTTGACATGGTGACATCTCCTGATGCAACTCCATTCGGCTCACAGGGCGTTGCCGCTCTCCTAGAGTTCCCAGACACCTTCAAGTGGTACCTCTTCGCAGAGGGCACCTTCTTGTTCCTAGACGGTGGAACTCTAGACCTAGGTATCATCCGTGACTCCTCACTAGTTGGAACCAACGATTACAAGATGTTCGTTGAAACCTTCGAGGGTATTGCCAAGGTTGGTATCGAGTCTCTAGTTATCACCCAGACTGTAAATGTCAACGGTGTAGCCGCTGCTCTACGCGACACCACTGGTGGCGCTGCTGCAGCTGCAATCGAGCTCTAAAAAGTAATTGAATAGGGTGGCTCCCCGGGCTTAGGCTCGGGGGGCTCCCACCCCCTAAATAATTTTAAATTAAGGATTTTAAATGGCTTTCTCAAAGACAGGCGTAGTATCGGCACCCGCAATCGTGCCATCCGCCTTTGGTCTACTTGCTGTTGTTAAGCCAGAGAACGCTCCAGGAGAGGACCAGTGGGTCCGAGGTTTTGCCCAAGAATGGGAGACCACCGTACAGGAGCTCAAAAACTGGGATGACACAGATAGCACCAGCGGATCTGTAGTTACCGGCGGAGTTATCAATTATTTTGATTACATCAAGCCGTTTTTCATTGAATTGACCGAGGTACGCTCGGGACTAAGTTTCAACGCTATTGACAGAATTGCTCGACTATCTCGTCAGATTGAAGGCATGAGCCAGAAGTCTATAGAGACAGAACTTTGGGACGGTGCCGTCCGAAAGGGCGAGAGTCACGACAATAAAGCCCTATCCGATGCCGGAACTGCTTTAGTTAATAGCGGAACTGCACTTGGCGCTATTCTGGCCCTTGCTGAGCTAGAGCGCTCAATGGCAGCCGACTCAGACGCTGGTGAACTTGGAGTAATCCACATGACAAGCGATGTAGCTTCTCTTCTAAATACAAGATTAGAGAAGTCAGAAGACGGAACTCTAATTACCAGAATTGGTACCCCCGTAGTTGTGGGTGCAGGCTATTCAGGTAATGGCCCAACTGGTGTAACTGGTGCTGCTGCATCAGGCACTAACAAATGGATTTATGGCACAGGTGTTGTCAAGGTTTACCTTGGTGACGTCGACGTCGTAAACGACAATCTAGCGCAAGCTTACGATGTGTCGGGCAATGCAAATGACATGCGTATCAAGGCAATTCGCCCAGCGGCGGCTTACTTTGACACATCCATCCACCTAGCTGTCAGAGTCGATCTAACAGCTTAATCAAGAAATAAGGAGAATAGCTATATGGCTACTCAAGAATATGCAGCCAGCATTCAGGGTGTGTCAATTCGTGTCACACGCCTAGATGCTGCTGGAAGCCTTATGACAGGGGAGCAGGACAGCTACACTACCTCCGCCTTCATGAGAATTTCCTTCACCCCCGAGTACGAAGAGGGCGATGAGATCACCGAAAAGGGCGCTAATGGCGTTGTTTGCGTGACCTTTAAAGCTCCGGACACTCTAAAACGAATCACCATGGAACTTGCTATCTGCGAGCCAGACCCAGAGCTATCAGCTCTAATCTCTGGTGGACTATTGCTACGCAAGAACCTAGGCACTGCACTCGACCCAAACAACAAGTCAATCGGTTGGGCTGCTCCTGGTGTTGGTGACGACCCAGCTGGAAACGGTGTCTCCATCGAAGCTTGGTCCCACGCAGTTAAAGATGGAAAGCGCGCGTCGACTCTTCCTTACTTCTACTGGGTGTTCCCATACGTCAAGATGCGTCAGTCTGGCGACCGTGTTATCGAGAATGGCCTAATGGCTAACACTTTCGAAGGCTACGGTCTAGGAAACGAAAACTTCCAATCAGGTATTGACGGCCGCTGGGAATTCCCAGTTGCTGCAGAGCGTCCATACGCTTATGCACGTTCCGACTGGGCCCCAACTGGGCTATCTGGCTTCTACACTTGGACTGATAATGCAACTGAGCAGGTTATCTTTAGCTCAGCTACCGCAATCACCCCAACAGCTATCACTGTTGACAGCGCTGCAGCCACCCTTGCAGACACCTTGGCCACTCTGACCTTTAGTGCTCCTCATGGCATTGCTATCGGTGACGAGATCTTGGTTCAGAATGTTGGATCTCTATTCAACGGCAAGAAGATTGTTAGTGCTGTTGCAACTAACTCGGTTAGCTACGCTAACTCGGGTATTACCGCAGACATTACTACATTCAACGTTGCAACTGGAGCGCGTGTAACTGCCACAAACTCAGTAACAGAGTCGCACCCAGCACCAGTTGCTGTAACCTCTCTGGGTACCGCAAGTCCAGACAACAGCTACAACGTTGCTGGTGGAATCAACTACAATGAGGACAACGCAATCGACAGTATCATTCAGTCGAACGAGAACCCATCGACTTCCTAGTCGAAATTTAGACACGGGTGGTGGCTTGAGCAAACTAGCTTAGGCTACCACCCGTTAAAATTATCTTAGAGGTATAAAAATGAGCAATGCGAATCTTTGGGTCCAAGCCGATGAACTCGGTGACTATGCATACACTGAATATTCGGAAGAGGCAGTGCAAGTTGCGTCTAACCTGCTCTGGGCAATGTCCGGGCGTAAGTACGTAGGAGTCACCACTGTTACCGAGCGCTATACCTGCACTCTAAGAAACAACCGTATGGGCCCGTCTAGTGAAACAAATAGCCCAATCCTTTTTGGCGGCGATGTCTACAACATCCCGTCTGGCGACTTTAATGAATATTCGGAGTTAATGGCTGACGGTATGTCTCCCGAATCTAGGATCAAACTTAGAGGGCGTCCGGTTACAAAAATACATAGCATTCGTAGCAACACCGGGAAAATCCTAGACCCTTCAGGATATTATTTAGTAGACCACTCCACCTTGCATATAAAGGCTGGAACTCCTTGGACTCCTTGCAATATAGAAATAACATACTCTTACGGTGCACCGGTTCCAGTAGCTGGAAGAATGGCTGCCCGTAAACTAGCGATTGAATTTGCTCGACTTTGGGCTGGTGACGAAGACTGCGAGCTACCTCAGCGTGTGACATCCGTATCTCGTCAAGGTGTCTCCTACACGATCCTAGATAATCAAGAATTTATTGAGGAACTTCGTACCGGCCTATACGAAATCGACTTGTTCTTAAAAGTTGTAAACCCAGACAATGCCCGCCGTAAGTCCAAAGTATTCTCCGTAGATGCTCCCCGAGCTCGAAGGTACTCTCCGAAAACGGTTGAGTTAACCCCGAACGCTAACTATGATTTGGTGATCAGCAAAGCTGTTACAGCTGACTGGTCCTCTGCAGGTGTCTCCGGTCTAGATTTCAGTAATTTCTTTCCAGATTCTGGCTGGACACCGTTAGTTCGTATCTTTAATTACGGAGGAAGTAAGTCAACACCTCTGGACCCAGCTGATGTTTACGTAGATGCTTTTGATGAGATTGTTAATTTCGATGTATCGTACGACAAGGCCTTCTCCATGCTTGGTATGGTGGACCCAGGAACTTGGACGCTCTATGCGACCAAAATAATAAACGGTGTAGAAAACATCGTTGAACTTGCATCTGGAAACCTCCAGATCAATATGTACTAAAGAAAGAAGATATTATGTCAGTTCAGACTAACTTCCGAGCTCAAGATATGATTGGCGCTCAAGAGCAAAAAGCTGCAAAGAAGCCAGCACCAGTTGCACCGGTAGTTGTAGCCCCCCCTGCTCCAGTTGTAGTAGAAGAGCCAACTCCAGAAGTAGTGGCTGAAGAAGCACCTGAGTCAGAAGTAGAGTAACGCATGTCCACCCTAATTGATGCTTCTGGTATTTCGGAAGGTGCAACAAACCTCCGAGATATGATGGAGGGTGTTCTGACTAGGGTAGAGTCCGTGTTTCAATCTTATAATGTGGAACTACCTAACCGTAGTTACTGGACTATGGGACAGCCCGCTATCGACTGCGAGCAAATTGTAGTCTACTTTCAACAGTTGTACTTAGGTACCCCTGGCGCTGAGGTTGGAGAGCCTCAGCGGTGTCACGTTCCTCGAAGTGCGACCATAGTTGTAACTATTGCTAGAGCAACTCCTATTGTCGGACAGAACGGTAGACCTCCCACGCCGGCAAAGATACAATCTGCATCTGAGATCCTCGCTATCGACGCTTGGGTTTTGATGGAGTCTATAAACCAACTTGATCAGTGGGATGAGACTGGCTACGGCATCGGTGTTATTGCAACCTTGGATACGACCCCTCCCGAGGGCGGGTTTCAGACTACCAACATGACAATAACTATGGCCGTTCCCTAATGCCTAAAGGCTTTCCAGACAGTTTTGCTCTAACTGCAGCCCTTAGAGCTGTCAGAAGAATCCGCGGTCGTCGTGGAGGCCGTCGAAGAATAGGCGGAGCAGGCCGCACTGGGATTTCGTATAAGCTAGTAAATTTAGTTTTATACAAGCCCATACTTGATTTCGAACTACGAAGTCCTCACGGTATGGTTGGTAGAACTCTCAACAAGGTTGGCAGTAGAGTTCTTCAGGGCGCGCGAAGGCAAGCCGGCGTTAAAAGCGGACGCCTACGCGCAAGTATGAAACTTAGGCATGTCAGAGTCGGTCGGGAGACTGCTGTCAAGATCGGCGCATACACGGAGTACGCTCTTATGCACCATCAGGGCACTAGACCACACATTATCACACCTAATAAGCCCGGCGGCAACCTGGTCTTTATGAAGGGCTCCAGGGTCATTCACACTAAAATGGTCATGCACCCAGGGACCAGGGCTAATAGGTACTTAACAGACCAACTAAGGAAACAAATCCTAAGGTAAAATTAAAGGGCAGCCAAAACTGCTTAATGATGAACAACACTATGAACAAGAAAGACTAATGATGAGCAAATTTAAAGACTTCGGATCGAGTACATCGATCGAAGATATGGAGCCAGTCTCCTTCAAGCTTTACGGTGAAGACTTCCACTGCGTAAAGGCACTTCCGGGAAGAGTACTTTTGGACATTGTTGCAAAGTCCTCCTCAGAAGATGCCGTTGATCAGGCAACTGTAATCAATGACTTTTTCTCGCATGTTCTTGTTGAGGAAAGCCTAGTTAGATTTGATGCCCTAGTAGTAGACAAAGAAAAAGTTGTCACTACTGAGACATTGGGAGAGATCACCGGATGGTTAGTAGAGCAATACACTAGCCGCCCAAATTCGCAGCCAGAGGTCTAGCACTATGGGCCGTGGATCTCTGGCCATATATAAACGGTAAGGCAATAACTCTAGGGCTAGCTCTAGGAGAGATGGAGGCAAGCAAAATGCTTGACGTCATTCATTTCTTCTTCGAGGAAGACGCTAGATACGCCTCTCCCGAAGAAGCTCAGGGAGTCAGTGACATGAGGACCAGACTTTATGGAAGTATGTATAACGTCACTTATAGGTACAAGATGAATAGTACTGGTGGTTCTGGCAATGGGTACGCTGATGGTGAAGTTAAGCCTTACATAGCTCCAACTGAAATGGACGCTGATTCTGGGCTTCCATTCGGTTCCGCATTAGAAGCCCCTATAGGCTAGGTCAGGTATAATAAATGGCAGTCATTGGTCACGCAGAAGTAATCGTCAAGGCGATAACTACTGGGTTTGAAGATAGCATTAGGAATGACTTAAAGCGCATTTCTGGTTCAAATGTAGGCCGAGCGGCAGGCCAATCTCTTGGTCAATCTTTCAGTGACGGCTTTAAAAGAAGCACCTCCGGTAATGTTTTTGGAAAGTTCTCTGATGGTCTTCGGGAGATGGCCCCGGAAGCTGAGAACGCAAGAAAAAAATTCCAGAGTCTAGTCAGAATTGGATATGTAGTTCAAGGTGTCCTTGGTTTACTAGTTGGTGGAGTCGCAGCTCTTGCCGTCTCTCTAGGAACTCTGGTTGGGGTCCTAGGTAAGGCCGCCCCTGCGGTCGCTGTTCTGTCTGCCGCTCTTGTCACGCTTAAAGTGGCGCAGTCGGCTGCCAAGTTTGGATTCGGAGATATAGCTAGTGCTGTAAAGCAAGCAACCTCTCCTACAACCGCTCTTGGAAAATCTATTGCAGAGCTACGTGAAGAGTTCCAGCAACTACAGTTTGCTGCCGAAGGGGCAGCACTTGGAGAAGAACGTGCAGCTCTAAATTTAGAAGCTGCTGTAGAGAACCTTCGAAGAACTGCTGACCTACCCCCAAACTCTGCAGCAAGGCGAGAAGCAAATCTTGCTTACGAAGAGGCTGAACTGGCCTATCGTGAAGCAAAAGACCGTACCCAAGATTTAAACGCCGAAGTAGAAAAAGGTGTAAAAGGACTAGCCAAAGGCACAGGGGGCTCCGATCCTTTTGCTGACCTGAATGAGGCACAGAAAGAGTTTGCTCAATATCTAGTAACTCTTGCACCTCTGATCGAGGCCCTAGAGCTAGACGTATCCA